GGGTGTCTACACCGAAGAATATTACCGGCGGCTGTTTGAGATTGAACAGTACACCGGATTCCAGTTCCGATATGCCGCTCCGGGCAGTGACGCAGTCCGGAAGGTCCTCGCGCAGCCGGTGCAGGGCGCCGACATCTCGACCAGACTTTGGAGACAAGATATTGACTGCGGATTCCGTGTCCGGCAGACGCTGACCAACATGTTCGTCACCGGCCGGCCGCCGCAGGACTTCGCCGCTGAACTGCAAAAGGCAATCGGCGCGGTCCACACAAACCCGGACGGCACGCCGGGCGGCGTCGGCAAGAAGTACGAGGCATATCGGCTTTTGTACAACGAATCCGCCCACGCGGTCAACCAGGCACATTTGCAGGCATACCGCGACGACGGGCTGAAAGAGTACGAGATTGTCGCCACGCTGGATAAAGCGACCTGTGAAATCTGCGCACCGATGGACGGCAAACACTTCCCGGTGAGTAAAGCAGTGGAGGGCGTCAATCACCCGAGCTTCCATGTAAATTGTAGGTGCGTGAGTTCGCCCTGGATTCCGGAAGCCACCGGCATCACCAGCTCGCGCATGTCCCGCGACCCGGTGACCGGGAAGAGCGTGCCGACCACGGCGCAGACTTACGACGAGTGGAAAGCGCAGCAGGACAAGAAGTACGGCGCGGGCACTGTGGACCTCGAACGGAAGAAGGCGCAGAACGAGGCTTCTGATTTCAAGCAGTATCAAAGCTATAGGGCGGTTCTGAAAGAAAATTCCCCGAAATCCTTTGCTGAATTTCAGAATTTGAAGTATAATAAGCCTGAGATTTACCGCTTTGCAGGGCTGGATTATTCCAGACAAAAGAAACTCGCCGGGGACAGCAGCTTAAAGCTGCCAAACGCTGAAAAAGCGACCGCTGCAGAGGAGAAATTCACAAAGTATTTATTCAATTCTGAAAGTAAAAGCGGATCCGCGAAAGGCAGCGCATTTTCAAGCCGACTCGGGTATAACGCCGACAACTGGAAAGACCTGCAAAATGAAATTCTGTCGCGCGCGCCGCGGTATCCCGTTCGGAAGGTTTTGAAGGACCAGTACGGTATAAAACATGAGCAGAAGATCGTTTTGTACGGAAGCAAAGGAACTCCGGCCAACGTTGTGGTGGGCTGGAGATCGAAAGACGGACGCACATGGATGACATCATGCTATATCAAGGATGTGGAGTAGATGCCCGATATTATCAAACAATTCGACGAGGTTCAGCTTTCGGATGGCCGTAAGGGCGCCGTGGTTGAAGTTTTGGGAGACCAAGACGTTTTTGAAGTAGATGTCGGGTCGTCTCCCGCCGACTGGGATACGGTCACGGTCAAGCGAAAACAAATCGAAAAGGTGATCCGCGAAGCTGAATAGATACCGCCTGCTGGAACGGCACGGCGGTATTTATATGCGAGTTTTTAAGGAGGTGGGTGAAAACGATGTGCTATGAATCGGAAATCCAATATGAGCGGGAGCTTGACAGTATGTCCGACGAAGCAAAAGAAACGGCAAAGCAGATTCTTAAAATCCTTGTAGCAAACGATTTAAGAATCTGCGATGCCAAATCGGCTTTAAGGGCTTGCGAAATCTACCTTGAGTGCAACTGTAAGCTCAAATCAAAATTCTCCAATTCGGGTGCCACGTGAGTGCTCACGGCTGTACTTATTTCCAATTTCAAGGAATTCATTGTACAGTTCCATATATCGCGCATATAATTCGGCATTGCTTAGGGATTCAGGACGCTCTTGACGAAGTTTAAGCAGCGCGAGATTATGCGCTGCATGTTCGGTATTCATCGTGCATCACCTCTTTTCGCCAATATTTTACAACTAAAATCCCGAAAACGCAATAAACCGTTGAACCGCGTCCCGCCTTACGGCAGGGCGTTTTTTCATACCATTTCGCTGGCTGCGGGCGTAATCGGCAGGGCGGCGCGGGGCGCGACCCCGTAAAAAAGCGTAGCCGCAGAAAGGATTCATTATGGAACGCAAATTTCTGAAAGACCTCGGCCTTGCCGATGACGTCATAGAGAAGGTCATGGCCGAGAACGGCAAGGACATCAACGGGCTGAAAACGGCGGCCGAGGCGTCGAAAACCACGCTTGCGGATTTGCAGAAGCAGATTTCCGAGCGCGACAAGCAGCTGGACACGCTGAAAAAGTCGTCCGGGGACAACGAGACGCTGAAAAAGCAGATTTCCGACCTGCAGACGGCCAACAAAAAGGCCAAGGACGAGTACGACGCCAATCTCAAAAAGCTGACGCTCGGCAGCAAAATCGAAACCGCCCTGATGGGCGCGAAGGCAAAGAACGTGAAGGCGGTTCGGGCGCTGCTGGACGAATCCAAATTCAGCCTGGACGGGGAGAACGTCCTCGGCCTGAAAGAACAGCTCGAACAGGTCCAGAAGGACAATCCGTACCTGTTCGGCGATAAGCCGGGCAACCCGCCGCCCCCGGCCGGCGGGACGCCGCCGAATCCGAACGCAGGCGACGCCTTCGTCGCAGCCGCGATGAAGGGCGCCGGACTTCAAACTGACAATACAGGAGGTAATCAATAATGGCAAATTCCATTGAACTTGCGCAGAAATTTGTACCGATCATCGACGCGGTTTACAAGCAGGCGTCGGTGACCAACGGCATGGACGCCGCGACAAAGCCGGATTTCACCGGCGCGAATGAGGTCAAGGTCCTCAAGGTTTCCACGACCGGCCTCGGCGACTATTCCCGCGAGAACGGCTACCCGAAGGGCGACGTCACCGCCGCGTGGGAAACGCTGCAGCTTGCCGAGGAACGCGGCAAGGAAATCAGCATCGATCGGCTGGACAACGAGGAAACGCTCGGTCTGACGTTCGGCACTGTGACGGGTGATTTCATGCGGCTGCAGGTCGTTCCGGAGCTGGACGCGTACCGCTTTGCAAAGTATGCGTCTGCTGCCGGGATTTCCAAGGCGACGCCCGCGGCGCTCGACAAAGCAACCATCCTGCCGGCCATCGACGAGGCATCCCGCCAGCTCGACGCCGACGAGGTTCCGCTGGAAGGCCGCAGGCTGTACGTCAGCTCCGACCTGAAGCCGGTCATGAATCAGGCGGTGAACCGTCAGTGGGGCTCCGATTCCGGTGTCTCCAATCAGCTTTCCGGTTACAACGGGATGCCGATCGTGTACGTTCCGAAGACCCGCTTTTACACGGCCATCACGCTCAACGACGGTTCTTCCAACTGGGGCTATGTGAAGGGCGCTTCTGCGCAGGACATCAACTTCATGCTGATTTACCCGGCGGCCATCTTGCAGGTTGTGAAGTTCAGCCTGCCGAAGATTTTTACGCCGGACGAGAACCAGGAGAAAGACGCCTGGAAGTTCCAGTTCCGCGAATACCACGACGCCTTCGTCTACGAGAACAAGGCCAGGGGCGTCTATCTGCATACGGCTCCGGCTGCCGGCGGCTGACCGTCTGGCCGCATGAAATTCTAAGGAGTGATTTGACATGTTGATTAGAAAGGGCGGGATTTCCCGCAATATCGACCCGAAAAACCTGCAGAGGTACAGGGACAAAGGCTATGTTCCGGCCGAGCGGCCGGCCGCCCCGCCCCGGCCTTCTGTGCCCGATCCGAAAGCGGGTGCGAAGAATGGCAGTGCAGGCAAGTGACGTTCTGGCGGTGATTCAGGCCCGCCCGCAGACGATTCCCGCGGGGCTGGACGCGGCCGCCATCCAGTCGTACATCGACGAGGCAAAGCCAATCATGCTCGAATACTGCACACTGCCGCAGAATATCCAGGAGGTCCCCGACGTGCTGAAATACCCGTGGGCGGAAATCGCGACGGCGCTGATGAACAACAGCGCGGCACAGTCGTCCGCCAGCGATAATGGCGTTGTATCTTCCCTCAAAGAAGGAGATGCACAAGTCAATTTCAGCCACGGAAAGACTTCACAGGCGCAGCTCCTTGACGGCGTGAGCGCCAACAATATCCGAATTATGGATAGTTTCCGGTGCCTGTTTTGAGGTGATGCAGTATGGCAAGTCCGTATGAAAAGCTCTGGCGCGACACGATGGACATTTACCGCTATAACGAAGACGGCAGCCTGCCGGATACCCCGACATACTCCGGAGTGAAATGCCATTACAGTATGGGAACGGTCCAGCCGGTCGGCACGGACTCGGCCCCGACGATGGAGGGCACAAACAAATTGTTCTGCGCGCCGGACGTTGATATCAAATCCGGGGACTATGTGGAAGTCACGCAGCGCAACGGTGCAAAAGCCAACCTGACCGTGGGTGAGGGGTTTCCCTATACTTACAATCAGGAATTCAGCGTCACGAGGGCGGATAAGGCATGAGCAATCAGAGTGAAAACGCCGCGGCTATCGATAAGTACCGTGCCGAGCTCCGGGCCATGCTCGGCGATATTTCTCAGATCGACCGGAAAGTGTTGACCTCTGCTGTGAATGCCGGCCTTAGCGATGTCAAGAAAAATACTCCGGTCGGCCAATATCCTGCCGGGTCTGGTAAAATCGGCGGAACGATGCGTAAAGGCTGGCGTTCTCCGCCCGTTCAATCCGCCGGAAATGGCGTTCAAAAAGCGCTTGAAAACAACGTCTATTATGCTCCGTATGTCAATGATGGGCATCGCGTTGTGAATCGCAAGGGCGAAACGGTGGGCTACGTGGAAGGAAAGCACATGCTGGAGCGGGCAGACAATGTCGTCGAACGGGCCATGATTCAGGCGTTCAACGAAGAGATAGAGAGGGTGAAAGCGAAGCATGACGGATGATATTATCGCGGCGGTAGAAACGCAGCTAAAAGCGCTTAATCCTGCGGCAACCGTTTACCGGTTCTATCAGCCGCAGAATTTCAAAACGCCCTCTTTTTTAATCTCGGTGACGGATCAGGATTACGGCAGGCTGCTGCGCGGCTCGTTCGACAGCAAATTGTCGCTCGACGTTCAGTATTTTTCCGGGGCAAAATCCGTTGATATCAAGGCAACTCGCGCCGATTGTTTCGCTATGCAGGAAACGCTTCTGCGCGGTTTTAACCTGATTAGCCGGTTCCGTTGTATCAACAAAGACGCGCGGATCACCGACAACGTTCTGCATTTTACTTTTGACGTCAAGTACTCCGAGCGGGATAGGACCATAGGCCCGCTCATGAACAATCTGAATCTTACGATAAAGGAGTGAGACTATGGCGGGTACATGGACCGATCAGAACAAAGTTCTGCCCGGCATGTATATCAATTTCAAAACCAACGCGCCGCTGTCCACGATGGTCGGCGACCGCGGTATCGTCGCACTGCTGCAGGAGTGCAGCGTAGGCGCGGCGGGGGATATCTATGAAATCACGGCACAGGATGCGTCGGGATGGCCGGAGGGCGTGACGGCGGCGGATAAATTTCTTGCTGGAGAGGCCCTCAAAAATGCCAAAACGGTCAAGGTATATAATCTTGGCGCAACACATACCGCCGAAACGCTGACGGCTGCGCTGAACGCCTTAAAAACGGTTGATTTCGACGTGCTGTGTTATCCGTACCCGGCCGCCACATACGCCGAGAATCAGACCGCAATCAAAACGTGGATCGATACGATGGTAAACGACGAGGGCCGCTATGTTCAGGCGGTGCTTGCAGACTTCGCGGCCGATTCAGAAAACATCATCAACTGCGCCCATGCCGTCAAGCTCTCCGATGGCACGGAGCTTACCAACGCGCAGACGACCGCATGGGTCGCGGGTGTTACGGCAGCCGCGAAAGTCAACCAGAGCAACACGGGCGCGCAGTATGACGGCGCGGTAGACGTCGTCCCGCGCATGACGAAAACGCAGATGGAAACGGCCGTTTCCGCTGGAAAGTGGATCTTCAAAGTCGACTCCGAGCAAAACGTTACCGCGGTATATGATATCGACTCTCTGACTACTTTTACGCCTGAAAAGTCAAAAGCCTATCGTAAAAACCGCTTTATGCGGCTTCTGGCCGGGATCAACAATGATATTGCCACAATCTTCGAGTCACAGTATGAGGGAAAATTCAACAACATCCCCGAGGGCCGCTCCGCGTTCAAAACGATTCTTGTCGGGTATTTTCTGGAATTGCAGAGTATGAGCGCGATTCAGAACTTCAGCGCCGATGATGTGACGGTTGAACCCGGTTCAGATTCTGACGCGGTCGCGGTGACGGTTGGTGTCCAGTCTGTAGATTCTATTGAAAAAGTCTACATGTCTGTGAATCTGTCGTAAGGGAGGCAAAAATCAATGGAAGAAGCAAAAACGCTTTATACCGATACGGTTTCCGGGCATGAGGGCAAGGGATTCATCACTATCAACGGGAAGAACCGGGAAGCATTTGAGCTCTCAAAATTTTCGGCCGAGGTTGAACTGACGGTTTCGGAAAAGCGGATGCTCGGCCACCGCTTTACCCAACACAAGGTCACCGGGGCAAAGGGTACGGGAAGCATGACAATGTTCCACATGAACTCCGAGATGCTCAACTACGCGCGAAAGTATCTGAAAACCGGTGGTTTCACCGGCTTTACAATGCTTGTCATTCAGGACGATGAAGGGTCCACCGTCGGCTCACAGGAAGTCGCCTATTACGGTGTTGTCCCGGCAAAGCTCCCCGGCTCATACCTGGACGACAGCAGCGACGACGGGCAGACATTCGATACGGATTTCACCTATGACAACTTTGAGGTCCTGAAGAGCTTCGACACCCCCGCAAATTTCTAATTGGAGGAAATATAAATGAACAGTCTCGCCGCATTTCTCCACCCGGCAAAGGTGGAAAATAAAAAAGTCGTTATATCAAACCGCTTCGTGGAGAACGGGAAGCCCGTTGAATGGGAAATTCGGGCCATTTCCGAAAAGGAAAATGGCTCGCTGGAACGGAAGTGCACAAAAGTTGACCGAAAAACCGGGGTGCAGCAGCTTGACCGTGTGGCATTCGGACACGCTTTGGCGGCGGCCGGAGTTGTCTTTCCCGATCTCAACAATGCCGAGCTGCAGAAAGCCTATGGCACTCTCGGCGCGGAAAACGTACTCGAAAAAATGCTTACCGTGGGCGAGTTTGCAAAGCTGACCGAGGAAGTTTCTAAACTCTCGGGGCTGGACACGGATGACATCAACGAGCAGATCGACGAAGTAAAAAACGGATAAAGCAGGGCGATCCGGATTTTAACTACGCACATTACGCCCTGCAAAAGCTTCATATTTTACCGTCCGTGCTGGCGGCAATGAGCCAGCGCGAACGGGCTTTTATTTATGCTTCCACTGATTTACGCATTGAAGCGGAAAAAGAGGAAATCCGGAAGGCAAAGCGAAAGAGGTGATACCGTGCCGTCGTTAAGGTCAATATTTACGCTGCAGGACAACTACAGCCGTTCGATGGATCGCATTTGGAACAGCACTCAGCGGGCGACGAGCGGCATCAGCAAAGCAAGCAGCGCGGTTGACACCGTGAGCAACAAATTTACTATGGCCGGGAACGCCACATCCAGGCTTACGTCGAGGCTGACTGGGCTTGTTGCCGCCGCCCTCAGCTTTGCAACCTTGAAAAAGGGCATGGAAATCTCGGATACCTATACAAACATCAACTCTCAACTGTCCCTAATAACACGGAGCGCTAAAGAGCTAAACGGGCTGCAAAGTCAGATATTTGCCGCCGCCGATCGCGCACGCGGTTCCTATACCGATATGGCCGGCGCGGTTGCAAAGCTCGGTATCACTTCCAAAGCGCAGTTTGGAAGCAACCAGAATATCGTGAAGTTTACCGAAACTTTGCAGAAAATGTTCAAGATAGGCGGCGCGGGTACCGCTGAACAATCTGCTGCAATACTGCAAATTACCCAGGCTATCGGTTCAGGTAAGCTGCAGGGCGATGAGTTCAGGTCGATTATGGAAAACGCGCCTATGGCCGCGCAGGCGATAGCAAAGTATCTCGGAAAATCGACGGGGGATTTAAAGAAGCTGTCGACCGAAGGCAAATTAACCTCCAACGCAGTTATCAATGGCGTGTTATCCGCTGCTGCAGCCACAGACAAGCAGGTCGGCAAAATGTCCTATACTTGGGGCGACTACTGGAACAAGATCAAAAACGGGGCGTATCAGGCGTTCAGCGGAGTGTTCAGCAGTGAAAACAGCGCGTTAGGTTCCAAGGGATTTCAGACTTTTATAGACGGAATAGTGAATAGCTTTTCCGCCCTCGCCAATGTGGCGAATACCGTTATGAACGTGATTGGACGGATCGCAAGTTTTTTTACTGATAATTGGTCTACAATAGGGCCGATTATTTTTGGTGTAATTGGAGCGATAGCCGCCCTGACAATTGCTACCTGGGCGCAAGCGGCCGCTCAATCCGTTGTAAATTTTGTAACGGCTGC